TCTCTTGTACCTTGAACCTGGCTTGCCCAACGTTGAGTCATGTAAGTGTTGATTGCCTTGCGGTCCTCGTCTGACAACTTTTCATAGTAGTCGCCTTTGCGGAGATCAACAGCCGCCATTACTTGTTCAATAGGTACCTGGTATCTTGCACTTGCAGGTGCTTTCTTTTTTGCTGTTGCCATGTGTATATTTTAAAACCAAATTTTATTAAGGTCAAGCACTTCAGGAATCTTATTTGTTTCTTTTAAAAAGAAAGCACACATTGGACTGTCTCCCTTTTCAAGCGGTACCGCCAACAGGTGACCAAACTTTAACTTAGGAACGTACCACTTTACTTCTTGATAGATGTTAATTACTTCTACCTTTTGCCATTCTGGTTTGTATCCGTTGATTGGATTAAACACAAATGCAGAGAAGCCGCGGTCATTTAGACTCATTACATTGATAACTTCTGGTTCGCCGTGGTCAGGTTCGCCAATGATTAATGACCAATCTAGCGGAACCTTTAGTTCGTGATTGCCAATGCGTAGTACTGCGGCAGGACAACTAAAGCTTTCAAGGAATACCAATGGTACAAACATATAGTCAACGTCAGAACTGTTGCTATAGTCCAATACACCATACCTAAGATCCTCATCAATCTCTTCAGGCAACCTATCCAAGTCATAGGTTTGATTGTTTACTGTTAAAATGTTCATTTATAGATTACCTTTTCTGTTTGGTATGGATAGTTTGCTTCTTCATAAAACTTCTTGCGTTTAGCAAGGTGCCGTTTAGCAAACTTTGCTGTAGATGTTATATCCCAAATTTGCACAAAGTCTTTGTCTTGTGCTTTACGAATACCACGGCCGATGCTTTGAATAACCCTAACAAAGCTCTTTCCAGGTTCGACCAAAACCAAGTTAAAGATCCTAGGTATATTAATACCCACAGCAGCCACTCCATACGTTGCAACAATAACTTTATTGTCAGCTGTGGTAACTTCATCATATTCGTCCTTTCGATCTTGACTTTTCATTGCGCCGCTAACAAAGACGCTATCAGGCAAACGTTCTACTAACATCTTGCCCGAAGCAATACGGTCAACAAGGACTAATGTGTTTCCAGTTTTGCTAATAGCATCAATCGTCCTGGACAATTCATCAATTCGTTTTTCGTTTGATGTCAAGTAAGTAAGTTCTTCTTGATATGTCTTGTACTCTACTTTATCGTCAAACTGTAGCACCTTGACATGGCAGTTGGATAACACACCCATGTCTTGAAGTTCACTTGCTTGTAGTCTGTGCAACACAGGACCCAAGCTTGCAAGCAAACTAATATACTCGTGTTCTTCCTTAGGCACGGTGCCAGTTAGACCCCAGCGGATTGGAATATGTGCAAAAGGACCTGTTAACATTGTGCGTAGTACATCAGCCTTGGCCATGTGTACCTCATCAACGATAACTGCAATAAGTCCATCAACAATCGCTTCAATACCTATTTCGCTAAGACCTTCTTTGTGCCTCTTAATAAGTGTGTTAATACTTTGCCATGTTGCAATAGTATGTGTATGTCCAAGGTCTTTCTCGTCACCAAAGTACACACCAACATCTAATCCCATGTTAACATAGTCAGCATGAGTTTGGCGTACCAGGTCTTTGTTAGGTACAATAACAAGTGTACGTCCAAACGGCTCACAGCATAAACTCATTGCCGCTGTCATTAGTGTCTTACCTGCACCTGTAGCAATTTCTTGAACCCCGTGTGGGTTAGCAAGGTAACGATTGATACACTCTACTTGGTAGTCTCGGATCTTGATAGGCTGTCCCTCTGCAGGATGCCCTTTAGGCCAAAGTATGTGCGAAAACGTATCTTCGGTAACTTCTGTAAAATTGAGATTATGTTGCTGTCTTTGGTCGTCAATTTCTATTTGCCAACCTTCTTCATCTAATATAGGTAGCACCCTGTCAAGCAAGTTAATATAGGTTGCACCTGCTGTAGTAAAGAAACCAATTTTACCATCCCAGCGGCCTAACCTAAATGCGGGTACATGGTATGCATATGGTAATTGGTATTTTAATTTTGATTCGCAACGACGTCTTGTACTTGCATCAAGTTCATGGAACTTTACATTTACTTCGTCACGGATTTCTAGTCTTGTTATTCCTGGCATAGTGACAATAATAGCATATTCCGCTGGCAATGTATAGTCACATTAAGCCAAAGCGGAGAAATTGATAGTGGGATTATATACTTATTGCAAAAACACCGGTTTTTAAAAGGCAATCAAAAATATTTTTTGCCAAAAAAGAAAGGACCCTTACGAGTCCTTTCTCCCACCGACTACATTCCACGCAAATAGTCAGCTATCGGTGTAAGCGTTAAAGTGAGGATTCCAGGCGAGTTGCAGGGCCAATGACTTTAACAACTGTCTTAAACGGTAACTTACTCGCCACGCTTCATAACAGTAGTCTCTGCAAGGCGCTTCCACTTGTCAGAACCTTCGCCACACATCTTCTTCAAGTCTGCAACCTTAATAACAGTACGCAGGCTCAGTTCACGCAGACGGTCTTTGTTAGTGTCAACGAATTCAAAGATTTCTTCCTTAGCACCTTCTTCAAACTCGTAGTGGTCCAGCATACCATCCATCATAATCTGCTTAATGCGAAGCATCTTGTCGCGGGTAGTATCCAGCGTCAGATCCAGATAGTGACAACGGCTTTCCAAAGCACCAAGGTGATCCTTCAGTTTAGCAGACTTAACGTGCTCAAACTTGATGTTGGTGATAAAGATAGCAGAGCCTTTGAACTCGAAGCGATCCGGCACACCTTCTGCGCGAAGCATACGGCTGTCAGTATTCCAGCAAATAGTACGCTTCTTGCTAGAGTCCAAAGCGGCCTTCAAAATGTTAAGCGACAAGTCGTCAAGCAACACAGAGTCACAGTCGTCGAACACGAGCACGTTACCTGCATCGCTATAATTGTAGAGCTTGCAATACAAGCCAATGGCACTCATAGCACCTTTAACAATCTCATAACGGGGGCGACGGCCACCAATCTTGTCAAACATAGCGGCTTTGTCGAGCACCTTCTCAACACCAAAGCTCTTGCCCACGCCAGGAGGGCCAACAACAATCATAGCACGAACTGAGCCGTCGACGGTGCCTTCTGCCATTTCTTCAAGAATGTCAAAACGCTCACGAATGCGTTCAATGGCTTGCTCGTCTGTTTCTTGCACTTTGGGTTCCTTGCGTTTGGGGGTTTCGTAGTTAGCGTCGATGCTAGAGGTAGCACAATCCGCGGCACTAGCCGGCTCAACATCGCGCATGGAGTTTACTTTGATGCGAACTTCGCGGCCTGCAAATTCGCCAAGAGACTCGTCGGCAAGAACAGTAACGTAGCCACCTTTGGTGCCTTCTTTGTAGTCAGCAATAAGTTGGAACGTTTGGTTGCTGATATTGAAGTTGCGATAAGAACCGCTTTTGATAGTAATGTATGCTGACATTGTGTGTTTCCTTTGCGTGGAATGGTTTAACAATACTGTCTATTATACGGGGCTTTGGGACACTTTGCAACCCCTTTTTTTGCTTTGTTGCTTTTATGCAACACGGGTTGTTTTGCCCTCTTTTTTGCTGTCCATGTATGTATTATAAGGGGTTTTGGGCCTGCGGTCAACCGGTTTTTGGGACTTTTTAGCGTTTTTTGAGCCTATTTTTGTTGTATTTTTGCAACAAAAAAGGTAGTACTAAGTACTACCCTAAAAATTGTCTATTTTTTAAGCATTTTAGCGAAGTTCTGCGTCTTCCATGCCCGCTACTCGTAATTTAATAACGTTGCTTACCTGCCATTGCTTAATGTCAAGTGCCTTAGTAATGCCCAAGAAGCGGTTACGCACCAGAGCAAACTCATTTACAATGGCATCCATGTTGCAAACGTCTACCTCGCCGTCTACATACTTTTCTGCATCTCTGCTGGTGAGTGCTCTATTGTAATGTTCTGTAAATTGTCGGAACTTGGCGCTACGAAGTTTGCGTAGTTCAATGTTGAGCTGTTCAAGTATAGCTTCGATTTCTTGAAGCTGGTTGAATCTGTGCTCAACAATACCAGGCATTTCGCGACTAGCCTTTTCCAGACTTCCTGAAATTTTGAGCTCGCGGCGAGCTTCTGCTAGCTCGTTTTCAAAATATTCAATACAGTCGGGCAAGCAACTTATATCGGCAACTACTTTGCGGTACCAATGACTCATTAATAGTCTTCTTCTAAGTCGTCTTCTTCAATTTCCTCATCGCCTAGGATTTCTGCAAAGGCAGAGTCTAGTGAAGAGTCTGAACCAGAACCATCTTCACGTGCGGCTTCAAGGTCTAGGTAATCGCCTGCGGCATGTAAAAAAGCCAATGCGGCATCTGCTCGTTCTTTTTTATCAATATAAGGTTTAAGGGCTAGCCACATCTGTACTAGCATTTCTCCTGAATCATTCATTATCATGTAATCTCCGTATATGTCAGAGTGCTGACTGCGATACTTAGTCAATCACTTATTTTTGTTTTGCCATTTGAGTGAGGTAGTCTTCGTTATGAATCCATTTATTCTTAACCAAGAATCCCCATTCTCTCTTTTGAGGTCCGGGCATGAATAGTGTCCAGCATTCAACATCAGGATCTAGTTCAATCCTATGATAAGAAGTAGCACTACAAAACCTAAAATGACCTGGAGCTCTCCACTTTGCAATTTCGCCAATTTTTTTACCTTGGTCATTAAACTGCGGAACCCATTCATAGTACCCACCTTTAAGAATCAATGTTGCGTAAGGCCAAGGATGATCATGTACATCATCTGGATCTGACTTGAGAAACTTATGCACAAAGATATTAAATGGGAACCACTTACGATCTTTAAGGAACACATAGTAGCGTTCGAGATAAGGCTCGTTTGCTTGCCTATCCATAATAATACGGTGTCGTCCTAACCGTTGCATAAGTTTTTTAATCATCTGCAAATCCATTCAAAATGAGATATACACCATCGTCGCTTCGTTGTATGCTAACGTCTTTGCTAAAGCCAGCGTAGTGAAAAACACCTTGCTCAACTCTTTTAAAGCAATCAATCATAATTTCCGGCTCGCCCATAATATCAGCATGGATCATCTCCTGCTCATATAGAGTTTGCAGTTGTTCAATTAGATCTTTAATTAGCATAGTATATTGTAGCAGGTTTTGCTGTTAAGGCCAATGGGGAGTTTCACCAAGTAAGACACGAATGGATTGGAACTCGCGCCATGAGTCTCGATACATTGCGTTTTCTTGTAACAATTCATGGTGACGTTCAAGGTTGTCCATATAAAACCTTCCGACGCTGCCGGGCCGGCCCATACCAGTAGGATTTGCTCTAGAGGCATGTTCCATTGCAATTTGTACTATAGATTCCAGTCTCTGTAATC